TTAATTTTAATCTACGGGGTAGTGCTTATAGAAGTGATAGCGTTACACCTCTTGGGCCAAACAAAGTACTTATTGAGTTTAGAGGCTATGGTCTTAAGAAAGATACGCCAGAGGAAAGACAGACACGTATCAAGCACCATAACTCCATATGGGGGCCATTCGGTAGAAACTTACACGAAGACCTTATCGGTGTAGCTGGTCAGGGTACAACAATGCGTGAAGGTACAGAGCCACGTAACATTCTACATGGAAGACATGAGAATAGAACTATACATGATGAAGTAGGAATGAGACACTACTATGCAGAATGGAGTAAGTGGATGGGTGTTGAAGCAAGCAGCCCAAAGAGTTTGGCAGCGTAGCATGGAAGAAAAAGAAGAAAAGAAAAAACCTCTATCCATAGGTATCAACGAAAACAGTTTTGAACTTGTGCTACGAATACTAGGCAACGAGTTTATTGCTATACGTATAGGTTCCACAAACTTTAGCGGCAAACTAATAGCAGGTAGCATACTGTTACTATTCTTTACATTCATGCTGCTAGAGGTATTTGGATTATCTAGGATACTAGGTATTGAATAATGGCTACAAAGCTAAACGAGAATACAGAAGTTGCGTTACCGTTACGTAACATAATAAGTATGGTGGCTGCTGCTAGTGTAGCGACATGGGCATACTTTGGTATTATAGAACGCTTGAACCAGATAGAAACTAACATCACAATGATGGAAGCTGATTTGGAACAGAATACAGAGTTTCGTATTAAATGGCCTAGAGGTGAGATGGGTAGTCTCCCAGCCGACAGTGAACAGTTTATGCTGATAGAGCATCTGTCAAATCAATTAGATGACTTAGCTACGCAGATAGATGAGGGCAAAGCCCCATATGACCAGCAGCAGAAACTAACATTAGAGTTTTATGAAAAGCGATTAAATGCATTAGAAGAAAATTTAGAGAAGATGAGAAATGGAAATCATTAAAACCATAACTCTTATACTGTACATGGGCGGTGACGTAACTGAACACACAGCCTTTGAAAAAGTATCTAAATGTTTAAAAGCTAAAAGAACCATAGAAAGGAACTTGTATAAGAAAAGCCAGACAGTACGATATTCTTGTGAGAATAAAACAGTAGAAATATCTAAGAATGACGATGGCTCAAACTATATAGTTCGTATAGTAGAATGATAGAGTTTGTTCTTGTAGTATATATGGGGTCGCAGATAATTAACCAAACTCAAACTTTTGAGGATATGGATAAGTGTTTATACTTTGCGACCAAACTTTCCCGACAACCAGCCATATATACAAAGAAGAATGAACGCAAGAAGATAACGGCAATATGCAAACCAATCAACAAGACATGAGGCATAACAGAGATGATTGCAGAGACACTCGCAGGTATAGCACTTGTGAAGAGTGCCGTAGATGGTATTAAAGGTGCTATTAACACTGCCAACGATATAAGTGACATAGCTGGACATATAGATAATCTATTTGCTGGCGAGAAACAAATACAACAGGAACGTGCCAAGAAAGCTGGTGTAGGTATTACAGACCAGTTTGGCGTAAGCAATGTAGCACGTGACGTTATTGATGCTAAGATAGCAGCAGAGAAAATGCAAGAGATTGCAACCATGATTGACATGAGATTTGGTCATGGTACGTGGAAAGGTATACTAGCTGAGAGGCAGAAGCGTATACAAGAAGCTAGAGAGGCTGCGTTAAAAGCACAACGAGAAGCGGCACAACGACATAACGAAATGATGGAACAAGTTAAGATGGCTGCTCTTGTAACTGGTATTGCCGTTGCAGGGTTTGCATTTTTTATATTCGCTGTGTTTTCTTCTTTTTAACTTGACAAATAGAAACATAAATGGTATAACTGTATTATGAAAAAATCACAGAAGAGTTTAGCAAACTGGACTAAGCAGGATTGGAGAACCAAAAGTGGCAAACCTTCCAAGCAAACAGGGGAACGCTATCTTCCGGCATCAGCGATTAAAGCCCTCTCGTCTGCGGAATATGCAGCGACCACCGCTGCTAAAAGAAAAGGAACTGCTGCTGGTAAGCAATTCGTCAAGCAGCCTAAAAGTATATCAAAAAAGACCGCGCAGTTCAGGAGAGGATAATGCTTAACTTATTAGTAGGACCAATAGCAGATTTAGCAGGGACATGGTTAAATGGAAAAGTTGAAAAATCTAAAGCAGAAACTGGTGCAAAGGTTGCACGTGCTAAAGCTGAAGCTACAATCATGGAAAGAAAAGCTACAGGCGAACTTGATTGGGATTTGGAAATGGCTAAAGGAAGTCAGTCATCGTGGAAAGACGAATGGCTTACGATACTTTTCTCAATTCCTCTCATTCTTGCGTTCGTTCCGGGAATGGAAGAAATAGTAGCCAACGGTTTTAGGCAACTTCAAGAAATGCCAGAGTGGTATCAGTATAGTTTAGGTGTTATCGTAGCAGCGAGTTTCGGAGTACGCAGTGCAACAAAATTCTTTGGTAAAAAATAATGGCAGCGCAAAAGATACTAGAGTGGAAGATAATACCTCGCTTAATGATGTTGATGATGTCCATATCAGCATGGAGAGTAGTGGAATGGTTTATGACACTGCCCGACCCGACAAGTCAACAAGCGGCACTAGTGAGTGTAGTCACGGGGGCCATGACAGGTGCATTTGCGGTATGGATGAATCACGAGGGTAAAGGAAATGAAATACAACCGACAAGACCTGATAGACAAGCTAGTAGTAAGCGAGGGTCTAAGGCTACAGGTATATAAAGATACACTAGGAATTGATACTATAGGTATCGGCAGGAACCTAGAAGACCGTGGTATAACTAAAGAAGAACTAGAGTGGATGGACATACCCAATATAGATGTCGTCTATGAAATGGGTATCACAGAAGCCGATGCGGTCTATCTAGCAGAGAATGACGTACAGATAGTCGAAGAGGAACTGGTACGTGCGCACCCTTGCGTGGACAGTCTGGACGCTGTACGTCAGCTTATTGTTATAGACATGGCGTTTAATATGGGTGTACCAAGACTATGCAAGTTTAAAAATATGTGGGCAGCTATCCATGCAGAGGACTACCCAACTGCAGCAAAAGAAATGCTTGACAGTAGGTGGGCTAGGCAAGTAAAAGGACGGGCCACTAAGTTAGCTAACGCTATGCACAACGGAGAATTTTAAATGGGTGACAGTATTTCAAAACAAATTAACTTTGAGCGTAAAAAGAAAAAAGAACCAGAAGGTTCAAAGGATAAACCAAAACCATTTCCTAAAAATGCTCCAAAACGTATGCGAGATGAGTATAATAAAAAGTATGGAAAAAAGACAGGTTTTTTAGAAATGACTGTACAGTTTTTAAAAAGAGCAACTAAGTAAATGACACGACAACTCACCGAAAAGCAACAGGCACTACTCAACGTACTCTTTGAAGAAGCTGGCGGTGATTTAGTGCAAGCAAAAAAGATGGCAGGATATGCTGACACTTCTAGTACTTCAGAAATTGTTAAAGGTCTTAAAGAAGAAATACTTGAGGCTACTCAAATGTACATGGCACGTAATGCGCCGAAAGCAGCGATGGCTATGGTAGGTGGGTTGCATGACCCAACTGAACTAGGTATACGTGATAAGATGGCTGCAGCTAAAGAACTGCTTGACCGCACAGGTTTGGTTAAGACTGAGAAGATGCATGTAGAAGCAACAGGTGGTGTTATGCTTATGCCGCCTAAAGCTGTAGTGGAAGACGATGACTAGAAGCATAGGCAAGTGGAAGCTACCACAGCCAACAGATATTAAAGAACAGAACGAGTGGGTAGCTATACCACGTATTGCGCGTACAGTACCATTCGGATACAAACAGGATGAAGCAGACCCCGACCTACTGCAACCTATACAGATTGAATTAGATTTACTTGAGAAAGCAAGAAGCCACGTAAATCAATACAGTTATCGTGAAGTAGCTAACTGGCTTAGTACACAGACAGGCCGCTACATATCCCATGTAGGGTTAAGGAAAAGGTTAGCGAATGAACGAAGACGTAAGAACCAAGCTACGAGCATCCGCAAGTGGGCAGAATATGCGGAAAAGGCAATCGCCAAAGCGAAAGCCCTTGAAGAAGAAAGAACAGGCTCCAGAGCCAACGGTTGAGATA